CCAAGTTTATTATTTGGCACAATCGTTCCAGAAGATCTTGGCACGAATAACTCTGGCCCTTTTTCTCCTACGATTGAAGGTTTGCCTACTGGTGGCCTACCTCCATTAGCAAATAAACCAATAGCACCTAATAGTCCTCCTCCTTTTTCTCCTCCTGAACCCAATATTGAACCAAATAATGCTTGGTTAAGTGCTACGTCTAGAAATCTATCAGCAACATTGTTGAGTAAATCTCCAAGAGTAGATGTTCCTTTTATCAAGCCAGCTATTCCATTTTTTATGTCATTACCGATAGTTACAGATAATTGAGCAAAAGCATCTTCTAATTTTTTAGCTTGTGTCACTTGTTTCTTTAAACTTTTTTCTCTGTTTAATTGATTTTCAATGTCTTGTCTATTAATATCTTCAATCAAAATTCCTTTATTTAATAATTCTTGTACAATCGCATCTACTTCTTGATTTAATTGTACCTCTTCAAAATTACCATCTAATTTTGCTTTCAATAACTGTATTTCTTTTTCAGTTGTTGATAATGCTGCTTTTTGTGCTAAATTAGCTGTTTTCTTTCTTTCTTTAATTTTTTCTTCTGTGATAAATTGTTCTTTTAGTGCATTTAATTTATCTAATTCAATTTTTAATTCATCTTTAGTTTGATTAAGTGTAGTTTCATCCGTTTTCTCGGCAATACCTTCATCTATAGTACCCATTTGCGAAGGAAATAATGTACTTCCACCTTTAAAAAAGTCAGTTAATTCTTTAGGTATGAAAGGATTTGTCCTATTACTTATAGCTGTTTCTAAACGTAATATTTCATCTTTTAATTCAGAAATTCTAGTATTAAGTTTTTTGGCTTCAGGTTCATTTTTTAATCTGCTCTCAACAGTTTCATTAACAACAGGGGATGCCCCTCCCTCTCCTTTCAGTCCTGGAAATAATTCTAGTACTCTATTAAATAATTCAGCAAAACCAGCTTGCATCCTTGTATTAAATCTCGCAAAATTATTTGAAATAGCACTGAAATTCTCACCAAAAGTTCGCAAAGATTCAACTCCAGCATCTCCTACAACTAAAGCCATGTTTTGTGTAGCTGCTGCTAGTGCAGCTTGTTTACCTTCTGTCTCTTCTAAAATTTTTAATCTTAAACCTTCTTGTGTTCCTGCTAACCCTACAGCCGTAGTTAACTTGTTTAAATCTGCGGTTAAAGGATTTAATGCTTGTCCTAATTCTCCGACAGCATTAACAGTTTGAGTAACTTGTTGTAAAATAGCAGTTGCAACAAGACCTCCTGCAAAGCCTCCCATCTGACCACCAGCTTTTGTTCCAATAAAACCACCTAAACCACCAGCGACAGCACCTAATGGCCCTTGTCCAAATAACAATGGAAATGCACCACTAACTAATGCACTTTGAATAGCACCATCACCTCCACCACGAGATGTTGCACCCATGCCTTTATTCATGGGATCTCTTGATCTAGCAGCGGCTAAAAGTTTACTAAATCTAAGTTGATTAGACATCTCTTTAGTAGTAGCTTGCTCAGCTTTGAGTTCTCTTAAAGCAGAATCTGTATGAGCTTTGGCAAGTTTTAATTTACCTTTATCATTTGCTAAAGCTGCTCTATTTAATGCTCGACTTGCCTTATCTGTTTTTAATCCTGCTTCTTTTGCTCTCTGTATTTGATCTCCAATATTTCTAACTCGAACCATTGAAGCTGCTTTTTTCTCTTCAAAATTTGCTGCTTGTTTTTCTGTTTTAGATCCACCAGTTTTATTTAATTGATTTACCTTGCCACTAACTTTATCTAATTGTTTTGATAATTCTTGTACCTTCTTAAGACCTTTTACATTAATCTCTATATCTGCTCTTGTTGCCACGACTAAACAATAAAAGGTTACTTTATTCTAGCTTATCTCCTACGTTTTGCTTTTTCAAATTCTTTTTCTTGTTCTTCATTAATTACTTGAAAATATGAACTCCATCCTATTAGTTCATCTAAAGTCATATCTCTAATCTCTTTCAAAGTCTTTCCTAATTCTTTTGCAACACCAAATTGCAACATCATCAAATTATCTCTTTTTAATTCAGCAGCTAATCTTTTGGGTCGATCATTTCCTCTTCTTCTGTAATAACTGCAAGCATTAATTTTTGTAAATCACTATCTTTAACTTCATTCTTCAATACATCAATTTCTCCTGCATTGAAAAGTTTTCTTCCAGTTTCGTCTAATGCTTTTGCAAGTAATAACTGTAATGCAAAACTATTATTATCGTCTTTAGATAACCTTTGTGCTCTGTCACGTTCTGCCATAGTTAATGGAGTTACATACATTTCAAAGATAGAACCATCAGATAATTCAACTTCTTTCTTTTTTGGTTCGAGATTTGCAGCTTTTCTTAGTCTGTCTAATGCAGAGAGGTTAGTAGCCATAAAAATAAAATAGTATACTATTATTCTAATGCAAAGCATAAAAAAACCCCAGATTATCTGAGG